ATTTGACTGTATCGCAAAATGCAACTATCAGTGGAACAGGTGAAGTTACTGGTAATTTTAGTGTTAACACTAATAAATTTAACGTCGTAGCATCTAGTGGTGATACAACAGTAGCTGGAAACACAACACTACAATCAAATACTTCGATTTCTAAGAATTTAACTGTAAGTCAAAACGCAACTGTTTCCGGAACTGGCGAAGTTACTGGCGATTTCAGCGTCAACACAAATAAATTTAACGTTGTAGCATCTAGTGGTGATACAACAGTTGGTGGAGATCTTACGGTTTCTGGTGGTGACATAACATCAACTGCAACTGCGAATCTATTAAACACTACTACAACAACACTTAATTTTGGTGGAGCAGCAACTACGCTTAACATGGGAGCAGCTGCAGGAACAGTAACAACTGCTGGCGATTTGAGTGTTCTTGGCGGCGATATTACTTCTACTACGACTGCTAACGTCGTAAACACATCAACAACAGTAAATTTTGCTGGTGCAGCAACAACTTTAAGAATAGGTTCTGCTTCTGGCACTTCCACTGTTACTGGCGATTTAGATGTTCAAGGTGGAGACATAACCTCTACCGCAACAGCAAATATTGCTAACACATCAACAACAGTAAATCTTGGTGGTGCTGCAGCAACCGTTCGTCTTGGATCTACATCTGGAACAACTGTTACTAGAAACGATTTGAGCGTAACTGGTGCAGGAACTGTTGGTGGCATACTGACTGCAGTTGGAAATACAATACTTTCTTCCAACCTTTCTGTCTCTAGAAATGTTACAGTTGGTCAAAATACTACAATTACTGGGACACTAGCAGTTGGTGGTGTTGCCACATTAGGAACTCTTGCTGTTACTGGTGTTGCGACTATTACTGGCAACACAAATATATCATCAAATGTTAATGTGACGCAAAACGCTTATATTAGTGGTACAGCTAATGTCGCTGGCGAATTAACTGCATCAAATATTAATCTAAGCACTTCTCAAACTCGTTGGATTCGTAACGGTGATGCCAATTTCGGTGACGTTACAATTAATGGGACTTTGGTGACTGTTGCTCCTCTTGTGTCTTCATTTGATAGAATTACACTAAGAGATGGTGCTGCATCAGGAGACGGTCATTACAGCGTTGATAGAGGTGCTGCTGCAACTGGTAACGCGACTCTTCGTTGGTATGAGACTTCTGGGAGATGGCAAGCAACAGCAAATGATGTCAATAACTCTCTATGGAGTGATTTATTGGTTGCAGCCAATTTATCATCATCAGTTCTTAGCACATCAGAAACAAATGCTGCAACTTCACTCGCAGTAAAAACTGCATTCGATACTGCTGTTTCTGGATCAAATACAACAACTGTTTCTGCAAATAGTGGTTCAACGATTACTGCAGTAAGATTAAATTTTAATAATACTGCTTCTATGAATGTTACTGTGACAAATGGAACATCTGGCAATGCAAATATTGCGTTTAGTGCAAACAACTCAAATCCACAATTGCTCGGACCACAAGGTGTAACAGGATCACAAGGTGCTCAAGGTATACAAGGAAGCAATGGAAGCAATGGAAGCAATGGATCGCAAGGTGCTCAAGGTATACAAGGAAGCAATGGAAGCAATGGAAGCAATGGATCGCAAGGTGCTCAAGGCGTCCAGGGAACAAGTGGAGGCAATGGAAGCAATGGATCACAAGGTGCTCAAGGCGTCCAGGGAACAAGTGGAAGCAATGGAAGCAATGGATCACAAGGTGCTACTGGCGCACAAGGAACAAGTGGAAGCAATGGAAGCAATGGATCACAAGGTGCTACTGGCGCACAAGGAACAAGTGGAGGCAATGGAAGCAATGGATCACAAGGTGCTACTGGCGCACAAGGAACAAGTGGAAGCAATGGAACCAATGGAACCAATGGATCACAAGGAACTACAGGAATTCAAGGAAGACAGGGAACAAGTGGAAGCAATGGAAGCAATGGATCACAAGGTGCTACTGGCGCACAAGGAACAAGTGGAACCAATGGAACCAATGGAACTGGTGGATCAATTACAAATGATACAAGTTCTGGCACCACATATTATCCACTACTAACAACAGCAACTAGTGGAACTCTCTCTGGTGCTACTGTAAGTTCAACTAAACTATCATTTGTTCCATCAACTGGAACGGTGACTGCTACAGACTTCGCAGCAACTTCTGATGCAAATTTGAAGACAGTTGTAAACAATATTCAAAATGCTACTGAAAAAATAAAGAGCATTAGTGGTGTAGAATTCGTTTGGAATGATACAGCAAAAAATATTGGTGTGAGCGATAGCAAAGAATTGCAAATTGGTGTTCTAGCGCATCAAGTAAAACAACTATATCCTTCTATGGTCTATACGCACGAAGATGGATACATGAGAGTAAATTATGACAAATTAATTCCAATTTTAATTGAATCGATTAAAGAACTCAGCGATAAAATTGACAGTATTCAAGGAAAATAAGAATGACTTTGCAGAGCAGCGCCAGTGGCGCAGATCCGTTAAAATTTTCAGAGATTCAAGCTGAATTTACGCCACAAGGATCTGCTAGTAATTTTCGAGCATATTTGAAAGGAGCAGGCATAGTACAAAGCAATGATATTGTGCCTAATGTTCCAACTTCAGGTACGATGAATATTTTAAATTTTTTGGGCGCCGAGTGTTTGCATGCTACATTGAATAATTTTAATGCTGGAATACAAGACATAATATTAACTAAAACTTCAAATGCTCCAGGCACTGCGGCATCAGCAAGAGTTGGTATTAATTTGTACAGTGACGGCAGCGCAATATATTACTACGCAACGAATACTGTAGTAATTGATAATTTTACAAGTTTTACTTGGAAAACTGGTGGCGGTTCATCTGGAAATTATTATGCATATATGTATGCGCCTACTGGAGATTCATTTTCAGAAAATGCAGGAACTGATACTCCATTAATATTAAGTTCAACTAGAAATTGGCGTTTAGATGCTTTTGCTATAGCAGAGAAATCATTAACCTCTACTTTAGAAATTCGCAATTCTAGTAACGACGTTTTAGTGTCAAAAACATTAAGGTTTACTGTAACTGCAGAAAGCACTGATTAATATAAAAATAAATAAAACGGATAAATTAAATGGCATCACCAACATCTCGTACAGAATTAAAAGACTATTGTTTGAGAAAACTTGGATTTCCTGTGATCGACATCAACGTTGATGATGACCAATTAGATGATAGAATTGATGACACATTGCAAAAATTCCGTGAGTTCCATTATGATGGAACTGAAGAAATATATCTTGCTCATCAAGTTACTAATGGTGACATATCAAACACATATATCACAGTGTCAGACAACATAATAGGAATAACTAGACTTCTTCCAGTCAGTTCTGGATCAATCAGTTCAGATAGTTCGCAAGGATTTAATATATTTGATATAAACTATCAAATTCGTTTAAACGATTTTTATAATCTATTGTCTAGTTCATACACATATTATGTCATAGCAAGAGAACATTTGGCTATGCTAGATATGATTGTTACTGGAGAAATTCCTTTCTCTTTCAATAAAAAAGTTGGTAGAGTAAATTTGTATATGGATTGGACTGGAAGATTGGCAGTTGGAGACTATATCGTGTTTCAAGCAACACGCATAGTAGAACCAACAACTTATACAAAAATATTCAATGATTCATGGGTAAAATCATATACAACTGCATCATTTAAACAACAATGGGGTGCAAACATAACCAAATACACTAACTACACGCTTCCTGGTGGATTAGTTGTAAATGGTGAAAAAATATACAATGATGCTGTTGCAGAACTTGCACTGTTAGAACAGCAACTTAGAGATGAATATGAATTGCCACCGCAAATGTTTGTGGGGTAACTAATGGGTACTAGTGTATACTTCAACAATCAAAACGCAACACGCGAACAATATTTGGTTGAAGATTTAATTATTGAATCAATTAAAAATCATGGAATAGATATCTATTATATTCCTAGAGATTCTCACTCTACTAATGATGAGTTATACGGTGATGATCCTGTGAAGAAATTTACAAAAGCATATTCTATAGAGATGTATCTAGAATCTTCCAATGATTTCGAAGGAAACCAAGAATTTTTTGGCAAGTTTGGATTAGAGATTCAAAAAGCAGCCAAAGTTGCTGTTGCTCGTCGCACATTCGAAAGATATATCCCAACATCTGTTCGCAATCTACCAAAAGAAGGCGATTTAATTTGGCTTCCAGTGCAACAAAAACTAATGGAAGTTCGTTTTGTTGAAGAAGAAAAAAACTTCTTCCAAGCAGGTAAGGTTGCACCATACATGTATGGATTGAATTTAGAAGTCTTCAAGTACAACGGCGAACTAATTCAAACTGGTATACAAGAAATAGATGACATTACTGATCAAGTAGCATTTGCTATTAATTTTACATTGGCTTCTGGCGGAACTGGTTCGTTCAGAGAAGATGAAGTTGTATATCAAGGAACATCTTTATCTGCTGCAACTGCCAGGGGTTATGTTGCTGGTTGGGATATTTCCACTAGAATAGTCAAAGTTAGAAATATCAAAGGCGAATTCGCTGCTGGAGCAATTGTTGGCTCTACAAGTGGCGCGCAATGGACAATATCTGCATTAAACGACCAAGAAAATGCAAATGATTTATATGATGATAATGTCAGAATTCAAGGTGAAGCGTCTGACTTTATAGACTTTACTGAAAATAATCCATTCGGTGAGCCATAATGTTATCTTCTAGACATTTCTATCATAGAACAACTAGAAAATTGGTTGTAGCATTTGGGACTATGTTCAATAATCTCAAATTATATCGATACACAAAAGATGGTGACACTGAAATTGAACGAGTTACTGTCCCACTAACATATGCCAATAAAGAAAAATATTACACACGCATAACTCAAGATCCAAATCTAGCAAAACAAACATTAATTGATTTGCCTAGAATGGCTTTTGAGATGGTTTCTATAACATATGATCCTTTGAGAAAAATATCTAATTACAACGAACTGTTTTCACCAGGACAAGATGGTAATAAAATTACCACAGTGCGCGCAGCGCCATATAATTTTGCCTTTGATTTAAACATATATGTTCGCAATATAGAGGATGGTTCGCAGTTAATTGAACAAATACTTCCTTACTTTACACCCGATTATACACTAGCACTAAATTTAACTGGCATTCAAAATGACATTGTTAATGTGCCAATAGTATTAGAATCTATTTCGTATGAAAACAGAGTTGATTCTGATAACGAATCAACACGAGTTATTGTTTGGAATCTAACATTTACCGTACAAGCATTTTTGTATGGGTATATTAATGACGACATTAAGATTATTCGCAAAGTCACCGCAAATACTTTTGATAGCACCGCATTACAGAAAAAAGAACAATTAATAACACTGAGCAGTGGATCTGGTCAGTATAAAATTGGTGAATTGGTTTTCGTTGGAAGCAAGTTATCAACTGCCAACGCGAGTGGATTTGTTGGTAGTTGGAACAACACATCAAACCAATTATTTGTAACTGATATTACAGGTACATTTAAAACAAATTCTAGACTTATTGGAGCAGTGACAAATGCTTCATATGTAATTTCTTCTTTTGCAGATGCTGATAATAAACTTATGAAGTTGCAAGTAACCCCAAGACCTAGTACTGCAAATGCAAACAACGCATTTGGATTTGACGAGAGCATTACATACTATCCTAATATAACTTAATTATGAGCAATGTAGATAAGAATTTAGCAGAAATTTTGAATACTGATTATGTGCCTGTAGTGAAAGAAGATAAACCCATAACAGTTCATCAAGATAATACTGAAAACCCAGACGCGAATTATTCTCGCGCAAATTACTATAATCTTATTGAGAAAGGCAACGAAGCACTCGATGGTATTTTAGAAGTTGCCAAAGAATCGCAGCACCCAAGAGCGTATGAAGTAGCAGCAAACATGATTAAGAATCTCTCTGATGTAACAGAGAAATTAATGATTCTACAAAAACAGCAAAGAGAATTACAGCCTAAAGATGCTGCTTCAACAAATATTAATGTCGACAAGGCAGTATTCGTTGGGTCTACAGCTGATCTATTGAAGAAATTAAAGAATGAATCTAACGACTAGAATGAAACATTATTTGGGTAATCCTAAACTCAAGAGAGTTGGGATTGCTCAATCGATGACTGAAGAACAAATTACTGAGTTCATCAGATGTTCTAAAGACCCAATTTACTTTATTGAGAATTATGTCAAGATTATTACTCTTGACAAAGG